GTATTGTCATTTTTTTTCTCCTCTGAATTATTTAAAACTTCATCTGCTTGTTCTTGTGTAGAATCAAGAAATGCTTTTTCAAAAACACTTTTACTAGCTTGAACTTGGTCTAATTGAAATTTTATTCGTGCTTCTTGATTGGTTAAATCTAGTAATTGTGAATGTAAATATTGTTGTTGAGGTGATAAATCAGAAACTTTCATTTCTTTATCATCTAACATAACTATGGGTTCTTGGTTTTGTTTTGTCATTTTTTTTCCTCTAAAATATTATTAACTATTTGAACTAATATATGATTTACCTTTTGTAATAGCATCAGTACAGTTAGTTTTTTTACTGTTAGATGAACTTACTACATTAGGTTTATCACCTGTTCCATCATACGCTAAAATAAATTCTAAGTGGTCAACATTTCTTTGCACCATTTCATTTATTTCAGCTTGTGTCATGCCTTCAACATTCCAAGTTCCAGCTTGTACACCATCAATCAGGCTTACACTATCCAGTCCTGCTGTTAAACATTGTGCTACTGTTTGTGCCATATTATTCTCCTATTAGCCTTCTAAAGTTTCTACTCTTGTTTTTAAATCAGCTAATGTAGTTTGTATATCAGAAATAATGTTTTGGAAAGTATGTCCATCTTTTTCTGAGTTTTCTGTATATATAAGTTTTTCACCAACTAAATCTTCTACTTTTCTAATCACTTTAGTTATATCACAATTAATAGTCTGCATTTCTTCATTATTACTTGGGTTTGGTCTTTGTGAGTAATATGTCCAAGCTAATTCTTCACTTGGTCCATCACTAATTAAACCCCAGTTATGCGGTGTTATTTGTGTATTGTTATGGTCATGGTCAACAGCGAATAACTCACCACTTCTATTTACTAATACACAAGCATCAGTTAGACCACCTGTTACACCAAGAGTTGATGAAGTTGGACCTATAACAAGAGCCATACCAGTTCTAGGGTTACCTGATGTTGGAACTTCATCTGTATTAAAATGTACCTGTTGACCATTACTTCTTAAACGCAACATCATGGCTTGTGTATCACCTCTAGCAATACGAAATTCAAATCCTATATTATGAGAAGCTGATGTTGCACTATTACCTTCACTAAAAGCCACAATTTGTGCTTTTGATGAATCAGGGGTCACATTTGCCCTACCCATGCTAAAATCTATACTTTGTGCCGTACCTGCATCTCTAGCACCCATATCATCAATGTGTATTGCTGTAACCTCGTTACCTGCCGTTGCACCAGCACCTATAACTAATTTTGCAGTTGGAAATGTTTGTAATTGTGTTGTGTACTTATTTATAATAACACTTGCAGCAGAATTAATCTGCAACCTAGGGTTACCATCGCCATCTGAAAGAACTACATTGTTGCTTGAAGTTCTTATATCCAAATTACCTGAGTTACCATCAAAACGACCTAAAATAGTGTTGGCATCACCAGATGTTATAGATGAACCAGAGTTTTGTCCTACGAATGTGTTATCACTTGAATCAACAGCACCTCCAGAACTATCTCCTATAAAAGTATTTCTAGTGTGTGCTCCTACTGCATCACCAGCTTTTTTACCAACAGCAACATTATCTCCACCTGTTACTATTGCTAGTGCATCTTTGCCGACAGCCGTATTACCAGAACCAGTCGTAGAAGTAGATAAAGCACTTTCGCCAATAGCCACATTGTTCACGCCTGTAGTACAAGCATCAAGAGCATTTCTACCAATGGCTGTGTTGTCAGTACCAGTTGTATTTGCACCCAAAGCTGCATAACCTACTGCTGTATTATTTGTAGCTGATGTATTTGCGTCTAGTGTAAATGCACCAACGGCTGTATTTCTAGTACCTGTAGTGTTATCTAATAAAGCAGCATAACCAACTGCCGTGTTTTCATCAGCAGTAGTATTAGCACCTAACGCACTACTGCCAACAGCAGTATTTTTATCACCAGTTGTATTAGATGATAAAGCAGAAAAAGATACTCCATCTGTTCCACCACCTATGGCTACATTATCATTACCTGTTGTGTTTGTATCAAGTGCTAATGCACCTATAGCTACATTTCTTGTACCTGTAGTGTTTGCTAGTAAAGAATCAGCACCAACTGCTGTATTATCATCGCCACTTGTTAATGCAGCAAAAACACTATCACCCAAACCTGTATTATGATTAGCAGCATTTAAAGTACCTGTACTTGCGTTTTGACTAATTAAAATACTGTCAGTAAAGTTTGTAGCATCAGATAGAATACCTGCATTATTTACTGTCCCACCAGTTAAAGCTCCTGTAACTGCTGCATCTCCACCAACACTTACATCATCTGTAACTGTTAAATCATCGCTTACAGTTAAATCATCAACTGTAGTAGTTCCCGCTAAGTTTAAATCAGTAAACGCATCAACTATTGCCGCACCAGAACCAGCTCCGTCAGAATAAACTGCTTTTACATGACCAGCTGGTATGGTTACATTAGCACCACTACCTTGTGAAATTATTATGTTTTGTGAACCAGATGTAGCATTTTCTATAAACCACATTTTGCTAACAGTATTTGGTCCAAGCGTAATGGTACAAGCACTATCAAGTGTACCTGTATATTTTAAATAAATACTCCTGCCTTCGTCTGTTGCTCCATCTGCTATAGTTGTTGCATGAGTATCTGCATTTGTAGTAATAGCTTCTGTGCCAAAGCTAAAAGCTTCAGCAATAAGTTCTAAATTAGTATTAGTGCTGTCGCCCCATGTACCTGATTCATCACCAGTTGCTATTTCTTTTAATCTTAAATCATTTGTATATGCTGCCATATTTTATTCCTATATTAAGCTACCTCTGTCCATTCTGGGTCTTGGGTAGTATTTATATTACTATAATTTGGTATTTGTGTATCATCTACTAAAGTCCAAATGTTTACTCCTTGTACTCCTCCTGTAGCATTTACACCTGTTATAGAAACAGTAGCTTTTGCTATTGAAGTTACAGAACCTAAACTTGTTGTACCAGATAATCCTGTTATTGAAAGTATATTATTAGTAACTAAACTTATACTTCCTAATCCACTTGTTCCAGATACTCCAGTTGGAGATACTGTTGCACCTGCTGATACTGATTCATCACCAAGAGTACCTACACTAGCTTCTCCTGATACACCTGTTACTGCTGCACCTGCCGTTATAGCATTACCTAGTGCTGATGTACCTACATTACCTGATACTGAAATATTAGCAGCAGCTAATACAGTTTCATCACCTAATCCAGATGTTCCTGCATTACCTGTAACAGCTATGTTAGCTGCACCAATAACAGTTTCGCTACCAAGTGCTGATGTAGCACTAACTCCAGTTATACTAACTAAAGCTTTTGCTATTACTGTTTCGTTTCCTAAAGCAGTAGTTCCTGCATTACCTGTAACAGATACTAAAGCTTTAGCTACTACAGTTTCATCACCAAGAGCAGATGTTGCACTAAATCCTGTAACAGTTACAAGAGCTTTAGCGATTACTGTTTCATTACCTAAAGCTGAAGTTCCTGCAACGCCTGTAACACTTACAGTTACATTGACTTGTGCAGGTTGACCCCAAGGACCATTACCCCATGTGGAACGACCCCAGCCGACAGACATTTGTTAAGCTATTCTTATAATAGCGTTTGAAGCATCTGCTGTTGGAAATTGAATTGTAAAATCACCTGCTGTTGAGGTTTTATCTCCACCAAAAGCTAAAACAGCAACTGCTGGGTCGCCTGAAGCACTATCATTAAATATTAAAGCTCCATTAGCAGTTATGGTTGCAGTACTAAATGTTAAATCTGCAAAGTCAGTTAATGCAGTTGTGCCTGAAGTTGATGGGTCAACTCTAGTTAGTTCGCCACCTTTAGCTGTATAGCCTGTACCACTAACTTCATTAGAAGTTGTATATGCAGTTGTACTTGCACCTAAAGATGCAGAACTTGTATATAGTGCTAGTTGAAAAGTACTACCACCACTATTTTTAAAATTGTGTACACCCTCTAATAATTCTTTTTTAAATGAGGTACACATAGCTTGTGAAATTGCCATTAAAGTCTCCTTATAATATCAGCCATATCTTTATGACCTTGTTTTTGTAATAATCCTGCTACAGTAGCTCTATCACTAGCTATAGCTTGTTTTAAATATAATAAAACAACTTGTGTCATACTATCTTTAAATGCTTGTGCTTGTGCTTTAACCATTGGGTCTGCACTATCACTAATAGAAATTAATTTATCTATTATTCTTTCAGTCCAATATTCTGGACTTAAACCTTTATTGTTTGTTGTTTTAACTTCTATATCACCTATGGTTGTTTGAACATCTACACTAAACATTATGTTCTCTCTACTCTTACAACATCATCTCTATAAGTATCCACAGTGTTATATCCTTCACCTAAAACTTTTAATCTTGACATAGACTCTAAATATCTTTTTTCATATTGATTCATTAAATCCATATCTCCTTTCATATACATATATCCTTCTATTAAAGAACCATATAGTAACGCATTTCTTGCATTAGTTGATAACCATGTTGTACCACTATCAGAACCTGCTGTTATAGAATCTGGTCTATAAAAATAATGTAATTCTGCTGTAAAATTTGCATTAGGTGTAGGTCCAACTATAAAAGTAGTATCATCAAATAAAGCATAATGTTTTGGTATTCCTGTAGTTGATGCGTTTGGATAAGCTTCTCTAATAAAGTTTACATCTTTAAATAATAAAAAAGATTGTTCATCTGAATTAGTTATAGACAAAGAAAAATTATCTAAAAAGTCTGTTGGTGTAGCTAAATATTTATTACCTGAAGTTATAGTTCCTTCTACATTTTTTCTAAAATTAGGAAGTCTTACAGTTTTTAATATTCTTTCTTCTGCTTGTTTTATAACATTGTCTATATTAGAAACAAAACTTGTTTCTGTATTTTGTAAATAATCTTGTATTAAACTTTTTAACTCTGACAATGTCATTCTTATTTTCTCTTAGTATTTCTTTTAATAGATTTTTTTCTTTTTGGTGCTTTTACTATACTTAATCTTTTTTGGTCTTTATTAATTTTTTCTAGTTTTTTAGCCTGTGCAGCATGTAACTTACTTGCTTTTTTTAAACCTTTTATAATTTCATTTAAATCTTTTGTGTAATGAGCCATATTATTATCCTGTTGTTATTGTTACTTTACCTATTGCACCACGCATTATTAATCCTGTTCCCGTTACTGGGTCAAAACCAAACAACTCTCTCGAATCTGCTTCTCCAGTATCAACTCTTGCATCATATAAAGTTTGTGGGTCTATGGTTGATACAAGGTTTACATCTAATTGTGGTTGGTCTGGGTCATAACAAGTATGGCAAACTCTTAAACCATTTCTAACTTTATTTTCTGTTTCGTATTTAAGTTCATACAACTTATAAGTAAAGCCACATCTATCACAAATACCTAAAGCTTTTTTTCCTGCTGCGTATGCCATAATTAAATGTGATTATTAAATGGAACAAATCTTACTGATGCTCTTTCTCTATCAGCATCACTAACATCATTCCATAATTCTTCATACTTTTGTTTTATCATTGGTACTTTTTGTAAAGCATCATTGTTTTTACAAGCAATATTATAAGCTAATCCATAAGTCATACATGGTAAATATCTAGTTGGTACAGCTGTATTATTACTAGCGACATTTCCTGTATCTTCTATTTTTTTTACATAAAAATATACTAATGTATATGTTTCATTACCATCTGGAGATGACCATAATTTAACTGTAGGTGTGCTAATATTTCTATCAAAGTAAAATAAACTAGGTTTACCTTTATTTAATTTATTAGCTATATGTGCGTATTCACTTACAGATATTCTTCTAAGTGTTTGGTCAACTTGTTTGTTTACATCACTAGCATCTGTTCTTATAAAGGCTTCTATTATATCTAACACATTACTATCTAATGTGTAATCTGATGTGCCCTCTGTTAATGTTTGTGTAGCTTCTTCTACACTAAAAAGATTAAGACCTCTATTCTGCCACTCTAAAAATAATAAATCTAAAGCTCTCCTAGCTGTTTTATATTCATAGCCTGAACGCAATTCAAGACCGCATAACTCGTATGCTTCTTCAATAATATCACTTAAATCTAAATTAAATGTTGTTGTTCCGCTTGTAGCCATTATCTATACCTTGCTGTTTTTTTTGCTATCTTTTTAGGTTGTTTTACAAATTGTTTACCTTTTTTAGCACCTGCTGCTTTGGCTCTATTTGTTGCTCTTTTTTCTGCTGCACTTAATGATTTCCATGCTTTGTCAGGCAAATATCTTTTTTTACCTTTGCTTGGTTTTCCATCTGAAGTTCGCCATTTTTGTTTACCCCAGTCTTTTAAAGACCTTTGTGATTTTTTTAATGGCATTAATCTTCCTCTTCAAAACCTTCACTATATAAATTATTAAATGTAATATCAGGACTTAAATAACTTTCATGTCCTTCTGCTGAATGTAAATATTGTGATGGTGCAAAATCTGGAGGTCCTTCTCCTGTTATCCATAATGCAGGACTTGTAGCTCTAACTCTATTATTAGGTAGTGCAACAAAATTACCCTTCCATTTACAATCTTCTGTTATATATAAAACATGAGACTGTTTATGTTGTGCAGGACAATCTGCTATTGAGTTACCTGTGTAATCTACAGTAAACATATATTTAGCACGATAAAAACCATTATCAATTTTTGCTATCCAAGGACTAGAGCTTACCCTGTCAATTACTACAACAGAATGATTTCTTGCTTCACAATCCCAAGGTTGTGCTAAATGGTCTTCCATTGGTTCTCCCCACTCCTCAGAAGGTATGTCTGCTACTAAAGCTTGTATTGGCATACGAGCCCACATAGCCCCACCATGTACATCTTCATCATCATCACAACCTGTAAACACAACTTGAAATGATAATGACCTATCAGGTATTGTATTTACTGCCATAGCTATAGCATGTAAATATTCTCCATGATACTTTTCGTGATTTGCTGTAAATTCTTTTCTTACCCAGCATTTAAAATAAGGTATATTACTTATGAGATAGGGCATTTATTTATATCCTCCACCAGCTTTTTTATAAGCTTTTGCCATCATTTGTGCTTTACGAGCAGACCATTGTCCGGGTTTTCCACCTTTACCACCTGCTTTAATTCTATTAAATATTCTTTTACGCAGTCCGGGTTTAGTATAATTACCAGCTTCATTTACTCTGCTTTTAGTTTTACCACCTTTTTTTAGTTCTATAGACTCTAAAGTTTTAGCCTGACCAGCATGTGTTTTACTTGCTTTTTTCAAACCTTTTATAACTTTATTTAATTTTAATGCTCTACTCATTATATAAACCTCGCTAAAAATACTACGCCAACTATAAAAGGATAAACTGCCCAAATCATATTATCTAGTTTATCAAATCTTTTAGAACCATCTTCTAATCTTTTATCAATACTTTTGTATAATGCTTTACACTCTCTTTCATGTGATTCAATAGCATTTAAAGCATCTTTAATTGTTGTCATTATTTTTTCCCATGTGCTTTCCTTATTGCTTCTTTACCTTTTTTAAATATACTTGCTACTTGTTTTTTGCCCATAACTTTTGCTCTTTGTTCACCTACAGTTAATATTTGTATTTTACGAGCATAAGGTTTTTTTATTCTTTTTACTTTTGCAACTGTTGCTCTAGCATCTGTTGGAGTTGCAAATTTAATGCTTACTGTATCTTTAGGATTTTCGTCAGTGTATAACCTACGACCAGAGCCTTTAGGTTTTTTACCTGTTCCTACTTTTGGGTCTCTTTTTCTTCGCATTTTTTAAAACTTTATTTTTTTTTGATGCTGGTGCTTTTAAAGTACTTTGTCTAAAAGCAGTTCTCGACATTACCATTTTACTCTATTTGCCCAGTATGCTGCTGACATTTTACCTTTTCTTATGTTCTTTCTATGTCTAGCTTTAAAAGATTTTCTTTTCATTTTAGTTCTACGAGATTCACCTGCTTTAGGCTTACCTGCAGTTTTTGCACCTTGTTGTCCAAATCTAATTGTTTTAATTTTGTCGCCTTCCTTAGCAACGACTATGTGAGATTTTTTAGGGTGGTTAGGGGTACGCTTTGGTTTATTGTACCCACTAACACCTGCTCTCTTTAAACGAGAATCTTTGGAAGAACGACTCATTTATTATTAGAGTCTTCCGCCTATTTTCTTTTTAATTATTTCATTAAAAGTTTTTGGCATAGCTCTAGTTTTAGAGGTTCTACCGGCTCTCATAGTTCTAGTCTTGGCAGTTTTTCCACCTCGCATAGTTCTAGTTTTAGCAGTTTTTCCACCTCGCATAGTTCTAGTCTTGGCAGTCTTACCACCTCGCATAGTTTTAGTTTTGGTGTTTTTACCACCTTTCATAGTTTTAGTTTTTGATGTTTTCATTTTTTCACCTTTGGTTTTTTAGCTGGTTTTTTTGCAGCTGGTTTCTTTTTTGGTTTGAGTTCTTTGAGCATAGCATTAGCTTCCGCTTCTCGTAATGGTCCTGCTACTAATTCTTCGCCATTCCATATAACATAAGCTGGGTCGCCATTTTCATAATGCCCATTTTCTTCTTTTCTAATTGTCATAATTGTACCTATCCGTAAATTTTAGTTAAATATAAAATTATAGAGTAAGCGTCTCCGCTGGAATGACCAACAGTTGTAAAGTCAATATCTCCGGTTACGCCTGAACCTGCATTATTAGGAATACCTGTAAATAAATCATAATACTCATCACCTGTACTATCTGCTGGTAATGGCATAGCTAGAACATTAGTACTAGCATCAAATTCAATATTTACTCTCATTCCTACACAAGCCCAATATATTCTTGATATTGTTACTGATGTGCATGACTGCCCTAAACTATTAGATTTTAGAGCAGACACATCAACTTTTTTTACTGCTGATTCACCAGTGCCATCACTGACATTAGTAAATTTTAAGACAGCAATTTTATCGCCATCTTGAATGGTTTGTGAAGTTACTGTATCAGCCATAATTTACTCCTTATTAAGATTGGTCAGTAAATGCTGGAGCATCTGCACCTTCTTGATTACCCCAGATGTACCAATTAGTACTATCTTTAGCTAGTATATTAATTTCAAACAAACCAAAGTCTGTAAGAGTTAATATAGAGTTAGAGTTACCATCTGCATATACAGATACATTATCTGCATTAGAATCTAAATGTACTATACCGCCTATATAGAAATTAGTATCTGAACCTGTATCAATGATAAGGTTTTCTGTTTCTTCTGCAGCACCACCATAAATTAATTTAAAGTGAACACCTGCTGATGGGGAAGGTAATGTTAATGTGCAGTTCGCTGATAAAGCAGGAACAACAGAAACTCTACCGCCATGAGTAGTTGCTGTTAAAGAAATAGCTGTTGTGTCAGCCAAAGCTACAGGAGTAACTTGCATACCATCACCATTTAAAGTGAACTCTGTAGTTACAGCACCTGTAGTTGAATTTTTAGATACGACTTGAAAGCCGTTCTCGGACCTGACTGGTCCATTAAAGGTTGAATTAGCCATGTCTTTCTCCTAAAAGAAAATATCTATCATCTTGGCAAAGTCTGCTAGGGCAGTTGATAGACAATTAATAAATCCCTAGTTACGAAAAAAGGGGAGCACAAGGCTCCCCATCAAATTTAGCTTGAACCCGGTGAGCCATAAATACCAAGCGGGTCTGATACTCCAAATGAGTATCTTTCTCTAGCTTTGTATCTGACATTTCCGGTGTCAAAATCTCCGTCCATAGATGTTTCCATTCCGGTTCTGTTGAAATGTTTCATGCCGTTAGGAACATCAGTAATAATGAAGAAAGCATTAGTATCAGTAAGATAATGATTAATAAAATATCCTTCTGGGAAAGACCCGTTATTAGATATAGCATTAATATCATTATCAGATGTACCAACTCTAAATTGAGATTCTAAAAGTCTAGTTGCTGTAAACTGCAAAGCAGATGGAACAATTAATCTTTTAGGTCTAGCTGCTATCTTCAAACCTCTTTGGTCCACGAAGTTGCTGATATTAATAACAGCATCTTCTAAAGATGTTTCATTGAGGTCTGCAGCAGTAGCAGGTCTATTAGAGTTTTTACCTCCATTTACTAA